TCGCTACCGTCTTCCGGCTCGTCGAACAGGCGGAAGCAAGCAACGCAAGAACGACTATAAGAATTTGGGCTACTCGGTTCATACGTCGGGGAAGGTTACGGTTTTTTCGGGTATGCTGTTGTAGGTAAGGCTTCCGTACTTGATACGGTTAAGCCTTTTAAGCCAGCCGTTCCTAAATCTCCTTTGGGAAGGGTTGGCGGCTACTATGCCTTCAATGAAGGCGACGCGGGCGGCCTTAATCTTGTCGAACAGGGCGCGGGGGTTCTGCGCGTTGATGGCGGCTAAGGTCTTTTCGCCTACAATGCCGTCCACCTTAACGCCGAGAAGTTTCTGAACTTTCGTAATTCCGTGCTTGCCGGACGCCCATACCCAATCGACGACAATGTTAGCCACGGACTGCGACGCTATGCGGTCGGCTTTCCACCGGTTCCAATAGTGCGGACGCATTACGCGCTCTACCGCGTCGTTGTCGCTTATCTTCTTGAGGTCGTCTACGTCGATATCGCCGTCGCCGTCCTTGTCGTAGCCTACTTGTCGCCATGTGGCAATAGTTACGCCTTTGTTTGTTGCCCCGCCCCGGTCGTGGGGGTCGTTCACATAGCCGCCTTCGTGCGACAAAATGAACGGGGCTAAAATTCCTAAATTTGCCATGTGTTAATGGTTAGTTGTTGGTTTATTCTTCTATCTCGGTTTCTGCTGTCGGCTTGGTGCCGGGCTTGTCGGGTATGTCTTCGAGCGCGTCGTCTATCTCCTTCCGTCCTATCAACTTGAAGAAGTTGAAGCGTTTCTTTATACCCTTGTACTCAAAATAATTATTAAGGCAGCTTGATATCTCAATGCCGTAAATTATTAAAAGTAGGGCCATCGAAACGACGGGAATACCTAAGACGACGCCGACGGAACGCCCGCAAAGTCCGGCTAATGTTACCCAGCAGAAGTAGTCGGCCATTTTGTTAATGGTTCGCCGCCACGCTGTCGAACCTCGTATTTCCTCGCCCCGCTTGGCCGCCTTCTTAATGCCGAAACGAAGGTCGGCAATAATAAGGGCGAGGCCGAATAGAAGCCACGGGGTAAGGCTGTCGTAGAAGTCCGCCAACGCTCCGCCTATCGACGGGAGAAGGTGGCTAAAATAGTCTTCTGTCATTGTTGTTTTTGCGGGTTTGGTTAGTCGTTGCCGCCGAGGTCTGCCTTAACCATAGCCTTAATTTCGGCTACTCTTTGAAGGTGTGCGGTATAGGCGGCTTCGGCCTTCTCTGCCTCGTCGTCGTCAAGAAGTCCGGCGCGGGCGGCATTGTAGTCGTTAATCAGTCCGAACTCTTCCGTTTCGGAAACTTCGGCGCGAATGACGGCGCGGGTTATGTCCTTGTAATTGGGCGTTCCCCACAGCTGCACCGTGTCGCAGTCGTAGGTCGTGCGGGTCTGCGGCGTGGTGTCTGCCACGTCCACGCCTTCGGCGTCGTCTGCGACGGCCTGGGGTTCCACTTCCTCGACGCGCTCCACGATGTTGTAGTTGTAGTAGTACGCGCCGTTACCGAGTGGCTGAATAGCCAACGGTCTAACGTCTG